TCAGGGTGTAGCTGAGTCGCTCGACTTCGGTGTCAGAACTATCGCGCCGTCGATCACCTCCATCGTCAACACGTCACCGATGCTCAGTCCTAAACTGGCGAGTAGCTCAGGCGGCAAATCAATGATGACGTCGCCACTTCCATCCGCAGGATCTTGGCATTTCACTGTCCAGCGTTGGGCTTCGATCATGATGTTACTCACACTTTGGTCTTGGCGGGGACGATTCATTATGCTCGCAATGTCTTCGCAAGTTGAAGCGTGATGCTGACCGCTGAGGACTCCTTATGGCCGATTTCTGTCTGTCGTGACGGGCAGCAGTCGGCCAGAAGCTGCCAGTTGCGATTGGCTGCAAAGGGTCAGCAACTCGCTGTTTGACCATGGCAGAGTTCAACTACGCGTTGACGACCTCCGACCCGTAAAGTTAGAAATTTCAAATAAAACCACCACCCAAAGCACCATAGAGAGCAAAAAATACACAACGCTCGCCCCAATTATCAAAAATCCACTTTCCCACATCGCCTTAAATACATGATATGAGAAGTTCAAATCACTGTTTGGCAGCGCTTGAAAAATAGGAAGTAACAAGAGCACTAGTATGAACACAACAGTCGAAATTCTTGATAAATAGCTTTTTCTCTCAATGGCCTGAAAAGCATGCATATGAAGACGAGTCAACGACATCACAATAGCAGCAACCCAAGACAAAACAACCGCCATAGAAAAACCAACCATTACTACCAATCTATAACTTGACCCTTCACTAAAACTCCCAATATCCTTGTATCCAACCAAGATCATCTGCTGGACCAGCAACCACCATCCATCCTTAGCCGTATCTGGCACAATGGCGCTGACCGTAACCAGTAAAAGGATAAGCAATACAACCACCAGTTTTGCCTGCCTTATACTGAAAACAGGAAAAAAATACTTACTCTACCGTGTCCACCACTGTCATCAGACATAACCTAACCTCAGTGTTGATACCTGTGTATTGTGATCGAGATATCAGGTGCTAATGCGAGCGTAGACAAGAAAATTCCGGCAAGTTAAAAACGCTTAGATCAAAATGCTATCACGCGTGTCGGGACGAAGAACTGTCGCTGGCAAAATTGTAGGGCTCATGGGTTGCACCATTGGGTGTATCGAGCGTTCGCATCGCAAATAAACGAGCAAACTTGCAAGAGAGACTCTACGAATGACAGCTTCGGGTCGAAAGTAGCCGGTGACAGCTTCATCAATTGACCATACTCCAATCAACCTATTGCAGGTTCCAATTGGGGGCACTGTCGCTGCTATGCTTGAGCTTTCTCGAAAGGAGTCGACATCATGCCAAGCGCTTATTCACTGTCGGATGTACTGGAAAGGCTGTTCGAAAATCAGCAGGCCTTAGAGGCGGCCATTATGGAGTTGACCCTGCTGATTGAGGAGCAAGGGGCACAGGAAGTGGGCGGAAATGTCCGTGGTGCAGTGGACCATGGGTGAAAACGCCGGTCATATCAAACAAGGCCTGGCTCGATTGAAGAAATTGGACATCGGCTAGGTGCAACACCTTTGCCAAGGCTGCCTGAATCCGACTCCAAAGTGCCTATGGGCGCATCGTTCGAGGGTTCTGACGACGATCAGACGCTTGATGCCAAAAAGAGGCGGAGAGTTGATTCTGGCAACCGATGAGCAGACATTTTTTTGTGATTTACTCTGATACGCTGCTGAAACACTCGTTTACAGGAGTTGTTCGCATGATTGGCAAGTTAATTTCGACGGGTTTCAGTTTGGCCACCTTGCCCGCCCGCCTGACTTTTCGCAGCGTCCGCGCCTTGGCCATGACGCCTGCCGAAGCCAGCCGCCTGCTGGCGGACATGCGCCAGGCATCGGATCAGGCGGTGCAGGAACTCCAGGGGCTGTTGGCCAACGTCGATGCGGACATGACCCACAAAACGGCGCACCTCAGTGCTGCCGACAAGCGCCTGGCAGCCGAACTGGCCCTGCACGCCGCCGAACAACACCTGAACATGGCCGCGATCAACATTCTGCGGGCCGTCTGGCTGACGCTTCACTCGACGCCGAACTTGCCGCCAAGCGAGCTTGAAAAGCGACTTGAACAGACACGTAACGACTAACAGACCGTCCGGCGGATCGGTCGATCCGAGCGAGAAATGAGAGCTCAGCATCCTTGAATCGGCGCTTCATGTGCAGGTGGGGTTTATGGAGCGCTTACAATTCGGTTAGTCAGTCCGGTTCACCTCACTGGCAGCTATTGGCCACAGTTTAGTTGCGACCATCGCCGAGGAATTACACCTCCGTCTGTTCAGCCATTTCTAGGGCATCATCGACCTCGATACCCAGGTATCTGACAGTGCTTTCAAGCTTCGTATGACCAAGCAGGAGTTGCACAGCTCTCAGGTTTTTCGTCCTGCGAGAGATTAGCGATGCCTTGGTTCGCCGGAGCGTGTGAGTACCGTACATGGTTGGGTCAAGGCCAATGGTTGTCACCCACGCTTTGACTATTCGAGCGTATTGCCTGGTGGATAGATGGTCTGAGCCGTGCAACCGGGTCGGAAACAAGAAGTCCTCGCTGCGGAGGCGGGCCTGATGCATCCAAGCCTCCAGAACTGTTCGGGTTTGCTCTGTGATTTCAAATTGCACTGGGTGCTGGGTTTTCTGCTGCGTCACGATGGCCCGTGACGACACATGTTCCCCATGGGCTATGTCTCGGACTCGCAGCTTGGTTAAGTCACAGGCACGCAGCTTGCTGTCGATGGCCAAGTTGAAGAGAGCCAGATCCCGTGTTTTCTCCGCGAGCTGGAGTCTTACCCGAATGGCCCAGATATCTCTGACTCGGAGCGGGGCTTTCTGTCCGACTAGCTTTCCCTTGTTCCAAGGCTGATGACTATATGTAGCAATGATCTTCATGGTTTGTCCTCCACGTTGAGGGAGGACAAGGGTGGATTAGTCACGGTGCGTGGTGGTCGCTAACCGACCCTAAGCTGCCTGTCATAACAGTCGCTGGCCTAGCGTGGATATCTTTGCCAACCTATTGTGCACACCATGTACCCACAAAAAATTGGAGCCCAATGATGAGGGCAGAACGCTATCGTGTTCGCTTAATGTTCGAATGGGGCGGCGGTTGCCTTTGGTGTGGAAATAATATTGCCCGGGATAAATTTTCTGTAGGGCCTATTGAAGAGAGGCTACCACTCAGTGACGAAGTCCAAGCAATGCTTAACGAGCTTTCACAGTGGCATGACACCTCGCTGAACTGGGATTACCCACCTGATCCCGGCCCTTGGAATGCAGACGATTACGCAAGATTTGACGAGGCTGCCGCTAAATTACTGAAATCCATCCAACAGGAATTGGGTGAAGAATTCGAGGTGGTGTACGAAAAACTTTAGCTTGTCGTTGTGAGCCTTCGACCTAATTCTGATAACGAAAGGATGCAGCTATAGATCGGCATCCCACCTTCGCGACAGGCCGCAAACTGGCCGATTTCTGCCTGTCACGAGGGGCAGAAATCGGCCAGAAGCAGTCGCTCAACCAAACCTAAATTTAGGTACATTCACTCAACAAATTTTTCATATGCACGTTTTTCACACAAAGCGTCCCATGTTTTCTGTGGAATTAATTTGCTTGCCCAGCCATAGTAACCCCAAGTTTTTGCAATATCTTTCTGCCAGCACTCATCACACATTAACGAATGGAAATGAACGTTGTCATTTATGATATCCCGATAAATTTCGTACAGGCTCTGCGGATTATTACAATAGCATTTGAACTTTTTGTCTCTATTGCGCTCATGAAGCGGCCCCACGAGTCGCTCGTAGATTTTTGGATGGCATTTTTTAAGGCGTTGATTTACCGAGTCAAGAACATCAACTCTACACTTTTTAATGGCGTTGTCACGTAGATTCAGAAGACTCTGCTCAGAGTCATACCTTCCTTGATTAATTCGAGAAACAATACCACTCATAAAAGGCCTCCTTGCGATAAAAATGACTTCTTGGTGCGGACTGTTGTCACGGCAACGCGATGAGCGTGATAATTAGACCACTTCGACGTGTGAAATTTTTCCAACGTCTATAACAACCTCGAACTCACCGGTTTGATTGGAAAAGTACGCATGCTCTTTTGAGATTTTTGTTATCAAAATCACTCTATTGTCAACCTCAAACGAAGGCTCACCCACGTAATGTTTAAAAGCAAAAAGATGGGCTATCTCTTTGCACGTAGTCCATGACTGCCCATAGCTCGATGTGTTGTGCTCGGCAATGTCTGTGCCTCTGTATAGAGTAACCAGGCTTGGCAGATCGCTAATATCGTTCGGCCTTAATTCTTTTTTTAGGATTACTTTGGGATACCACCCCACATTTTCCTGGCACGTAAACAGTTCATGAAGTCCGTTGCGGGCAAACAAGGAAAATGCATACCTCAATGTGTCAAGGATAGGTAATGCTTCAGTGCCTGAAAGATCTTCAGACAACTTGGCGCTATAATTATTAATTTGCACTTGAGCCGGGCTGAGCTGGAATGAGCCTCCAGAAAAGAAATATCCGGATTTATTTTGAGCTAGAATTGAACGTATAAAGAAAGAAATCGCAGACTCAAGACGATCTGTATATAGCAATAAAGCATGCTCGCTGAGTTTGGAGCTAATGGATGCCAGCGAAATGCTCATTTCATTTGATATGAAATCCTGGTCTTCTGTTGATAGCATGATGGGTTGCTCTTGGTTTTTAGATCGCTTGACTGGCATCTCATTGCCGACCTGCTCCCAATCAATCACGTAAAAGCATCTTTCAGTTTGATTCTATCAGTCAAACGCGTTCTGAAAGGTTTTACACTATTTTGGCGAAATCCAAAATCGCTCTTACGATAGCGGACACGTCGATCGGCCGCTATATATGAATTGCTGCTGATCAAAAAGGTAGATTTAGCCGTTAGCTGCCTTCCGTAAAGGGCAGCTTTGAGTCGGTTAGCGACCGTTGCTTTGATTAGCCATCCTTGTCCTTCCCCACGTGGAGGACTTGTCATGAACATCATTGCTACCTGCAGCCGTCAGCCCTGGAACAAAGGAAAACTGGTCGGGCAGAAAACTCCACTCCGACTGAGAGATATCTGGGCCATCCGAGTAAGGCTTCAAATTGTGGAAAGAACCCGAGATCTGGCTCTTTTCGATCTGGCCATCGACAGCAAGCTTCGAGCCTGCGACTTAACCAAGCTCCGCGTGCGCGATGTCGCTCATGGCGAGCACGTATCATCACGAGCCATGGTGATGCAGCAGAAAACGCAGCGGCCCGTGCAGTTTGAGATCACTGAGCAAACACGGTCTGCTCTCGCGGCCTGGATACATAGGGCCCAGCTACGCAGCGAGGACTGCCTGTTTCCTAGCCGGCTGCATACTTCAGACCATCTATCTACTCGTCAATACGCTCGTATCGTCAAAGGCTGGGTGAAAGCCGTGGGCCTTGATCCAGCCATGTATGGCACCCACACAATGCGACGTACGAAGGCATCACTGATCTATCGCAGGACGAAGAACCTGCGGGCGGTTCAGTTGCTGCTCGGCCATACGAAGCTGGAGAGCACTGTTCGATACCTGGGGATTGAGGTCGATGACGCCCTGGAGATGGCGGAACAGACTGAGGTCTGACCATGTATAGCGACGGTCGAAGTCAGGCCGTCGCTAACCGGCCAGAAGCTGCTCTTCGTGAAGGAGAGAGATCGACCCATTCCGTCCTCTCGGCGCCGGCAAGTCGGTCAAGAGCAGTCTGTAGCAGTCCACAGCGAGCGGCCCACTTAAGGTGTGCTCGATGGACAATACCTAACTACGCCGATAGCGTAACGCCATCTTCGGCTTTAGAAAATTAATTAATGTGAGAGTTTGGTATGGCAAAAACAAAAACCGAAAAAGAATTTGAAATCTTAAACAGAATTTTTAAGAAGGACGATTGCTGCACAGTAATAAAATCTGAAATGCCAGATTTTATTCTAGAATATAAAAGTACTAATCTAGGAGGCACCTTAATCGGCATTGAAATTACCGAGCTGTATCTTGACGGAGCAACAGCCCGATTAGTAAACATGCCAGATTACGCAAAAAAAATCATGGATGGCACTTATATACACAAAGATGACAAGCTCAAATTAAGACCCCAGAACATCACATATTTTGGCAAAAGCAATAACTACCAACCGATCAAGACCAAAATTCTACACCTGCCAAACTATACTTTGAAGGATTTCCAAGATGCTTTTTTGGATTCTTTGAAAGGTAAAAATGAGCGATTAAAAAAATACAGAAAGGATATCGAACAATGCTGTTTAGTAGTTTACGATTCATTTCAATTTATGAAAAAGCGTAAGCGAGAGAGTTTTGGAGCGGATTTTTTTACAAGCGAGGTATTGAGCGCGATTCGTAAATCTTCTTATCACGAAATTTATCTTGTCACTGGCTTCGATGGGAGTGACGATGAGTTTTACATTCAGTTAAAGGCCTGGGATTTAATATCCGAGTCTGCTAGGGTTGGCACCTACCTTACATATCCTCCACATCTGAAAAAGCTAAAAAGCCTTAACTTGAGCAACAATGAAGTATTTGCCGAGATTTTGTTAAGGCGCGGATTTGCAAAGATTCAAAGATCAAGCGTAGACTCAACCTCCACTGTAATGTGCAACAGATATGAACTATCAATTAACGATGATAGGTCACCGTTTTTTGATAACTTCCCTTTTTTGAAATCTGGTCTGGAATTTTATAGCCTTAACGAAAATAGAAAAAACTACTTTTCGCCCAAGTCATTTTCTCACTATGAACGCCTTTGGAAAAAAATGAATATAAATACAGACTATGGATTTCATGCTCTAAAACCGAAGCAGTCTGATATTTCACCGGAATAAGATTCGACAGGCTATTCTCGACAGTCCGCTTTGGGTCGATTGCAGTCCTTCGTGATGGGCAGCAATCGACCCGAAGCGGTCATTAGTAGAGTCGCTCTTGCAAGTTGCTCGCTTATTTTCGATGCCAACTCTCGATACGCGCAATAGTGCAATCCATGAGCTCTACAATTTGGCGAGCAGCAGGTCTTCGTCCCGACATGCGCGATAGTATTTTGATCTAAGCGTTTCTAATGTACCGGAATTTTCTGGTCTACACTCGCATTAGCATATCTCGATCACAATACACAGGTATCAACTGAGGTTAGGTTATGTCCGATGACGGCTATGGACGCAGCAGGACAAGTATTTTTTTTCCAGTTTTCAGCATAAGGCAGGCAAAACTGGTGATTGTGTTGCTTCTCCTTTTACTGGTAATGGTCAGCGCCCTTGTGCCCGATACGGCTGAGGGGGGATGGTTGCTGGTCCAGCAGATGATTTTGGTTTGTTACAAAGATATTGGGAGCATCAGTGAAGGCTCAAGGTATCCATTGGTAATAATGGTTAGCTTTTCTATGGCGATTATTTTGTCATGGGTTGCTGCTATTGTGATGTCATTGACTCGTCTTCACATGCATGCTTTACAACCTATTGAGAGTAAAAGCTATCTTGTAAGGGTTTTGAGCGTCGGGTTCATGCTAATGCTTTTGTTGGTCCCGCTGTTTCAAGTGTTGCCAAGTAGTGATCTACGTTACTCATATCATGTGCTTAAGACGATGTCGGGAAATCGATTATTGATAACTGGTGGGAGCGTTGCGTATTTTCTGCTCTCTTTGACGTTTTGGGTGTGGATTTTATTTGAGTTTTCTAACTTGCTGGGCCGGAGGTCGCCAACACGTAATTGAACTCTACCATGGCCAAGCAGCAAGCTGACCGTTTGCAGCCGATCGCAACTGGCTGCTTTTGGCCGAAAGTAGACGTCACTCAACACGCTGCCAGCCGAATGAACTCTAATCAGCAGATCCATTTAGCACTCACTCAATGTAAAGCCAAAGTCGTCGTTGGACACTTGAGCCGCTTCGTTGAGGCGTTGGCGCAATGCGGCGGTCAGCTGCCTCTCCACTTCCCACGGATCTGACAGGGCAGCTAACTGGGGCGCCAATTGCGGCGAGAGGCTCATCATCGATTGATTGAGCGCACGTGCCGTTTCATAAGCGGCCTTCTGCACGAAACTGATTTCCACCAGTTCACCCTGCGCTTTGCGAAACTCCATCTCTGCCATGCGTGCCAAGTAGTGCTCGCGATGCGCACGTGCTTTCTGAAAGTCCGGAGATTGCCCTTGCGCGTGATCAGCGGGCGGCGGCGCAGCCATGTTAGTCGGCTCAGATTGAGCCGCGACGTGGCTGTACACATCGCGCTGAAGCCGCTCCTGTTGATGGCGAGCGGCGACGCCAGCCTTGCTCGGGTCGGCGGTATCGCGGATCAACGCTTCGGTGGCCAGCACGTCGACTTGCTTGCCATTGGGGGATAGGACCAGTCGGCCGTTTTCCTTAAGCCAGGTGATGTAACTCGGTGACCGACCGATGTGCGCGGCGAAGGCGCTTTTGGACAGGTACGTGGTTGTGCTCATAAGCCCTCCTTTTCAGCGGCTTTTCAATGAATCCTTTCAAGATTTCAGTGGATTGAAATTTCAGTAAGCTGGCAGACCTCCCACTAACAAGATCCCGCGGGTTTCCGACCCCGTGTCCTTTGAAAGTCCCCAGGGTCCCCGGCGGTTTTCTGCCCGTCCGGCCGGCGAGCTCGGCATCTGACTGCCATGCCCTGCCCTCTTCCCTTTGGAAAGACGGACATCCCTGCAAAACTTTCAGCTAGAGAGAATCCGCGAGTTCGATAACCCGTGTAGGGTGCCCCCCCTCAGGGAGGACCCGTAAAAATCGGTGCCCCGCCCGGCCTGCCCGGCTCATGCCTTCGGCTCGGCCTCGTTCAGATCCAGGCGCTTGGCCACCCAGCGTTCGTACAAGCCGATGGCGACATCGGCGCCGGCCATCGCGGTCAGGCAACCCAGGGCGCCCGCTGTCCAGATCGACAAGCCCGCGCCGAACAGCAACATCATCGCTGACACGCCGCAGACGATGCAGGCACCGGAGCGAAGTACGAGGCGGCGCAGTAATGCCCAGCCTCGTGCCCCGTCCTTGTCAGCGCGCCACATCTCGCCGGACACGCCGCCGACCAGGGACAGGGCAATCACCAACCAGATCGGCATCTCTGCCAGTGCCTGCTGCTCGTTCGTCATGGCCCTGCCCCTTAAACAAAAAGACCCGGCGCTATGGCCGGGTCAGGTGGTGGGTGGCCTGCCGCGCTTGGCGGTCGCACCCATCGAAGATGGCCCCTTTTTACAGGTCGATTCTGGTGGCAGCAAGACCGTTTTAATGCCATCCGGTGAATGTGTGGGTGATGCCCGGTGAACGGCTGGCGAATGTCGGTGAATATCTATCCCGGCTGTCTTTTGCTTTGGTGGCGTCCCACACGTCCCACCTTCTCAAAACAAGGTGGGACGTCTGAAAGCTCCGCAGAATGGGGCTTTGCCCCACCGTCCTACTTTTTTCTCTCTTTTCTCGTGTAAAGAGAGAAATTTAAAAAGCACGCGTGCGCGTAAACGCGCGTACCTGTCCCCGCTACGCACACACGGGCGGGAGGCATGAAAAAGGTGGGACGGTGGGACAGCCCAACAAGGACGCGGCCTGCGCCCGTCCCACCACCGCAAAAAGCGGTGGGACGGAGGCAGGCCGGTGGGACGGCGTGAGCCAGAGTAATGCCCACGATCAAGCCGCTTCCCCCAGGAGGAAGTGCTCGACCACGATGTGGGCGTCATGCAGGCGCTGGTAGTAGATGTTGCGCGTGCAGCCACTCTGCACCAGACGCGCTGCCAAGGGCGCATCGGGCTGGCAGTAATGCACTCGCACCACCGCCATCAGTTCAGGATCGAGGCGTTTCTTGACGATGCGTTCGATGTCCAGAGAGGCTTCCAGCGGCACCCTGCTCCCGCGCCTGCCGCGCACGAGCTGGCCACCGCTTTCCATCATCATCGCGACCATGTTGCCGCCCGAGTAACCGGCGGCAACCACATCGCTGTGCAGCTCCTGCGCCCATTGCTTGAGGGCCATATCGATTGCCTTAATCATCGAAGCACGGCTCCTCGAACTCATCCCGTTGCAGCGCAGGCGCCCTGCCCCAATGCTCGGGTTTCTTGTACGCCCACGGCCGCTGGCCACTCTTGCTCAAGGCGCCCAACCGGAATCGTCGCCAGCCCAGCCGGTGCATGATCGCGCCGACGCGCATCTGCTCCGGCTTGCCCCAGTGGCCAGGGTCGAGCTTCAGCGCCTGACTCATCACCTCACTGCCGGTGGCGGTCTCGCCGATCTGCGATTCCTCCAGCCAGGTCAGGATCGGTCCTTCCCATTCATCCACGACAAAACGCTGGTCCTGGGCCTCGGCAAACATCGGTGCTTCGTCCGGGGTCACCCACCAGAGATCGCCCGCCTCATAACAGAACACCGCTTCGGCCCAGAGCTGATCGCGGATCTCACGCAGCAACGCCACGTCAACCTTGGTACACGCCACCGGCCAATACCGGCGGTTGCCGGTGGCGTCCTTGAGGTATTCGTCCTGGTTGGTGGTACCGACGAACACACACTGGCGTGGCACGTCCATGGTTCTGCGGCCGTAGCTCTCGCGGTAGGTGTCGGTCGACGCCGAGAAGAACTGCTTGGCCTTGGTGCTCTCGGCCTTGTTGAAACTGTCCAACTCGCCGAGCTCGACAATCCACTTGCCACGGATCGCCTGAAAGCCGTCCTTGTCGCCGAGGGCAAACGGCGTGTCCATGAACCACTCACCGCCGAGCACGCTCATGGCGGTCGACTTACCGGCACCCTGCGCGCCTTCAAGGATCATCACCGAGTCGGCCTTGCAGCCGGGTTTCATCACCCTAGCCACGGCCGAGATCATCCAGCGTTTGCCGACCTTGGCGGTGTAGTCACAAGCCGGCACACCCATCACGTCGGTGAGCCAGGCTTCGAGGCGTGGCACGCGGTCCCACTCCAGCTTTTTCAGGTACTCGCGCACCGGGTGAAAGGCATGGTCATGCGCCACCACGCTGACGGCCTCGATCACGTGCGAGGACTTCACGCGCAGGTTGTACTGCTGCGCGAGCCACTTCATCACCCTCACATCATCGATGTCGGCCCACTCGCCGGTGCCGCCGCCATACGGCGCCGCACGCAGCTTGACGATCTTCGAGCTGAAGGCGCTGTAGCTGATCACTCCGGCCCAGCGCTCATCGTGGGCCAGGATCAGTTCGACGTTTTGCATGTGCGCGATCAGGGCGCCGCTCTCACTGCGGGCAAGCTGATCCTTCCAGCCACCGGCAGCCGGTGGGCGGACCACAGCGAGGACTTGTCGACGCACCGCGTCGAGACCTTCGGCGACGTGCAGGTCGTTGAAGTCGGTCCACTTCTCGTGGCGTTCGACCGAGAAAATCGGCGCAACGACCTGGGCACCGACGATCAGGGCAGCGTTGCTGGCCTTCTCTTCGCCCGGATTCCAGGCGTCGCCTTTGGGCTTGGTGGTCTTCCAGTCGTCATCGCGGCAGATGATCAGCGGGCAGCCGGCAAAGCGCTCGCGCATGGCCTTGCACACAGCCAACAGATTGCCCGCATCGAAGGCCACGGCCACAGCGAGCGACGTCGCCATGTGCAAGCTGGCACCGGTGGCGTAACCCTCACAGACCAGCACCGGTTCACCTGGCTCCGGGTGTGGACCAAGCAGGTGAAAGGTGCCCTCCTTCGCCATCCCGTAAGGCCAGTAGGATTTGTCGCGGCCGGTGTCTTCCTGCTTGCTTGGGAAGATCACTTGCAGGCCCATGATCTGATCACGGGCATTGTTCATCGGGACCAACACGGCGCCGGTACGCGGCGCGTAACGGACCTTGATGCCGACGATCTGCTTGCGGTCCAAGTAGTCGCTGCGGCCGGTAGTCGGCATGCGCTCGAACAAACCCTGCGCCCTCTTCGCAGCCCGCCGCGCAGCGTTATTCGCGATTTCGGCGGCGCGGTGTTTGGCTTCTTCCTGACGGGCACGCATCACTTCGCGCTCTTCCGGCGACATCCGCCCGGCCTTGACCTTGATCTTCTGCGTCTCGCCCGAACGCCAGTCACCAAAGGCGCCGAAGATCAGCGTGTCGCCCTTCTCCGTGCGCTGCTCGTGAACGACGTACCAACCGTTCTTTTCCTTGCCCTTGTCCTGCGACGTCTTGCAGCGGGTCAGCTTGCCGAACACCAGCGGCTGTGCCGGCTCCAGTCCGTAATCGGCGAACTGCCCCAATACCTCATCGAGCATGACGAATCCCCCGTTCAGAGAGGGATTGGCAACTGATGCACTGCGAGCAACCCGGTTGGGCCAGGCGGCGTGCTTCCGGAATCGGATCGTCACAGGCTTCACAGAACAACAAGGAATGGGCAGCACTTTCTGCCTTGGCAGCGCTGCGCGCGGCCATGGCCTGATCGATGCGTTCCTGCACCAGATCGTTAGCGAAATCAGCGATGTCAGCCACGGTCAGCACCTCGCGTCGTCTGATTGACGTAGGTGGCGCGGTTGAATAACCCCAGCAACCCTTGAATGCCACGGAACACCTGCAGGCGAATCGCCGCCAGTTCCTGATCTGTCACCACGCCGTCGCCGATGCTCTTGGCCCAGGTCTCGGCTAGATCTGCGACCTGCCGGAAGTATTCGGCGATACCCGTGGTCAGGGTCTCGGGCATGTCGTTGGTGTAGGTGTCGGCCAGCTCCTGCCAGATCGTATCGCCGACCAGAGCATGCACCGCATCGAGAATGCGGCGATCCTTGGTCAACTCGAGGATCTCGCCGAACTCCTGAATGTTGATGGAGTGGCTCGGGTGGGTCGGCGACAGCTTGTGCTGCAAGGTGGTCGGGTTGCGGCCGGTGGTGGCTGCAATGGCAGCAGCGCCGCCCGGGTAATCGCGAGCGGCGTGGTACAGCGCTAAATCGAGCGGCAGGATTTCCCGCTGCGCCCGTTCCAGAGAACTGAGAGCAATTCGGCTCATGGCATTAATCCTAAAAGTTGCCAGTGCCGCGCGACAGAAGTTGGTGATACATTTGCCGCGTGGTCTGGAGAGGCCCAAAGCCGGCTAGGTTCGTAAGACCAACACCGGCACCGTGCCGGGGCGAACAATCCGTTGTTCCCCCCTGGCGCAACAGCTGCCAGCTCTGTGGTAAGAACGGCAGCAACACCAAGGCTTCCGAGCCTTGGAAACGCGATGAAAGTCGGCGGCATGTGGTGTGCGCACCTACTGACATCGCGACCCGATAGCATTGTGGTGATGCTATCGGGAGGAACTGGGCGGCCCTTGGGTCGCCTTTTTTCTATGCAGCTTGTATTTCGGCAATGGGCTCGGCTGGAAAAATCTCCGGTAAATCCGGCCTAAGCTGGTGAGGTAGCAGCACTCCAGAAAGTGCTTTCGACAGAGGCCGAACCTGTGCAACCGGAATACCTCGTCGACGCCAATTAAAGAATCTCTGAGGGCTGATTTTGCACTCTCGCGAAAGCTGGGAAGGGCTTTTGCCGGAGGCCTCAGCAACCTGCAGTACCAAATCGAATATCTGAGCAGGTGTACTCATGACGTTACTCATGCCAAACAAAATGAACGACGAAACCAAACAATACGTTTGTTATCATCTGAATGCAAGCGCTGTAACATTCTGTTTATGAGCAAACAATCGCAGAACCTCAAAGGCCAACGCTTCCGCAAAGCACTCGAAGACTCCGGATTGACGGGCGCTCAGCTCGCTCGAGTTCTCGATCTCGAAAATGACCAGAACATCACAAACTGGAAAGCTAGGGGTGTCCCTGCGTATATGGTGGGCGAAGTTGCGCTGACACTGATCGTGGAGCGCGAATGGCTGGAAGGAAAAGATGTACCGATGCGAACCCAAAGCACTGAGCGAAACCCAATGCGCCCGGCTGCTAATGATTCGCCGCTTTACGTCTTGGAGCCAATGGCCCCCTGGGATTCAGAGACTCCAATAGACGACAATGAGGTGGAGCTAAGGTTGTACAAGGAAGTAGAGTTATCCTCGGGCCCTGGGAAGGTTGCACGCACCGAAGTTCAGGAAATCGCAGGGCCGAAGCTTCGATTTTCACGGGCGACGATGAGGACCTGCGGAGTTGATCCTTCAAATGCTGTTTTTGCCACCAATAGTGGTAACAGTAACCATCCGCTGATTCTTTCGGGAGCGACAGTCGGCATCGATACGGGAATGACGCGAATCGTTGACGGTGAAATGTACGCGATTGATCACGACGGGCACTTTCGAATTAAGTTTCTTCAACGTACTGCCAATGGCATTAAGATGAGGAGCTTCAATGCCATGGAATACGCTGACGAAGACTACGACTTCGATCAGATCATGGCTCAACGCGTGGTAATTCTCGGCCGCATATTTTGGTGGTCATCGATACGTCCATTGAAGGGCCCTTCGTTGATCTAATACCAAACAAAATGTGTTGACCAAAAACCAAACAGATTGTTTACTTGCCTCACTCTCCAACCACAGTGAGGCATCACCATGCGCGCCACCGCATCCCTGCATGTCCATCCGGCATGCGTCAGCAATCGCAAACTGATCGAACAGTTACAGCTCTCCACGGGCTGCCTGGTCGTTATCCATAACAGCAAGCCCAAGCTTGTCACCAAGCCCTGCCAGCCCTCTCCCCTCGATCCGAATGACGGAGGGCATGCAGCATGATCACGTACAAGATCGACAACCGCACCCTGCAGTTACTCAACGCCCAGGTCAACCTGACAGAGACCTTCAGCCACGTCCTCCGCTCGGCGCCCAAACGGGAGTGCCTAGCGTTCCGCCTGAAGGCTGAGCGCGGCACGGTGGAGAGCACTTTTGTCGTCGAGCTGGGCAGCGAACGCCACACGCTGACCTTGCAGAACGACAAGAAAATGCACCTCAAGCTGGCCGACTTCATCGAAGAGATTGCCAACGGTCCGTTCGACACCAGCAACTCCAGCGACCTGGTGCATCGCCCTCATGCAGACCGCCAATACGGGCGATTTGAAACCCAGGATAAGCAGCGCGTATTCGAGTTGGTGTACACCGGTGGTGTGCTGAGCCTCGACATGGGCTTCGAACTCCCCCTGCACGTGGCGCTGCATCGCACTCAATCTCGGTCGGGTGTCACTGCCATCTTGAGCATCGGCAACAAAAGCCCGCACACACGATGCTTCACCGTGTATGGCTCCGATGCCGAGATCTATAGCAAGGTCAACGAGTCCATCAACCACCTTGCTGCAGCGGCAACCCCTGCCGCGCACGCTGCATGAGGGGAGCGCCATGGAACGCACCCTCGCTCAAGCCGCAACCCAGTTCGGTCTGACCCGACCGCAACTAATTGCTCTCATGCAGGAAAAAGGTCTACTCAACGAACGCCGATTGCCGGCCTACCCCACCCGCGACCGCGAGTACCTGCGAGTCAAAGACGGCCAGTGGTATCGCGAGAAGTACGGCATGCAGTACAGCCAGTCGACCAAGGTCAGGCAGGCAGGTATCTGCTGGCTGGCCGACCAGTTGGGCATCGATCTTCCTGCCATACCGGCAGACCGCCGTGACGTGGCCTAGGGAGTACGCCCGCCAGATCATCGCCATGCGCACACGCGAGGAGCGCAACGCCGCGCTCCTCGAAGTGCCCGAACATCTGCGCGAGCTGACCAGACGCCACTGCCTGAACGTCTGGAACCACCCGGCAAGAAAACAACGCAAGGAGGCTCAACAAGGCCATGAGTAACGCAGCACAGAACCCGCTTCGCCTGCACCCGGCGCCCGAATCGGCCACCGTCGAACTGCTATATCGCATCTTCGGCGACGTCCTGATTCCGCTGGACAAAGTACGCGAGCAGTACTTCCGCAACCTCAACGAACAGTCGTTCGTGACGGAGATCAACAGCGGCCGGATCCAGCTTCCTATCACCACGCTGGACACCAGCCGTAAGGCCCTCAAGTACGCCCACATCCGGCACATCGCATCGCTGATAGACATACGCGCCTACAAGGCCGACGAGAGCATGCAACGCCAACAGGACACCCCCAAACAAGCAGAAACGAATTTAGAAAGAGAACAACATGGAAATTCATAGCGAAACTCTTGCCGAGGAGGAGTTGGTCGCGATCACCGGATATCAACGACCTTCATTGCAACTGGACTGGCTCAATCGAAATGGCTGGAAATACGTGCTCACGGGTGCAAGACGACCCGTTGTTGGCCGCGTATACGCCCGAATGAAGCTGTCCGGGGTGAAGCCTTCATCTGACAATGTTGCGGCTGAAGCCTGGTCGCTAGATCTTTCACGCGTGGGGTGAAAATGAGGCCAAGAAAGTCAGCAAATCGGGATCTGCCACCTCGAATGATAAGGCGGGTTAGGTCAATGAAAAACGGCTCAGAGTGGGTCGGGTACTACTACGACGGGAGGGATGACCAGGGAAAGAGGAAGGAAATTCCTCTGGGTGGCGACTTGGATGTCGCCAAGGCGGAATGGGCAAAACTTGATTGCAAGCCAATTCCACAAAAGAACACCCTGCTGGGAAAAGTTTTCGACAGATACGAGGCCGAGATCATTCCAGGGAAGAAGCCTCGAACCCAAAAGGACAACTTGCTTTCGCTTACACAACTCAGGAAAGCATTCAGTGACGCGCCGATCAATGCGGTGACACCACAGGTGATAGCCCAGTACCGCGACAAGCGGACTGGTAAGGTTCGGGCGAACCGCGAGATCTCACTGCTCTCGCACATCTATAACATCGCCAGGGAATGGGGTATCACCGACAAGGAAAACCCAGCCTCCGGTGTGCGTAAGAACAAAGAGATGCCTCGTGACTTTTACGCTGATGCTACGATCTGGAATGCTGTCTATGGTGTTGCCGTGCCAGAACTCAAAGACGCCATGGACCTGGCCTATCTTACTGGCCAACGCCCTGCTGATGTTCTGTCCATGCGCGCTACGGATGTCACCGACAGCTTCCTGCAGGTTGCCCAGGGCAAAACCTCGAAAAAGCTCCGCATCCGGCTCGATGCCGGCGAGATCATTAACGGCTTGGGTGAGCTGATAGAAAGGCTGCTCGCACAACGGAAGACGCGCGCAGTGCGAAACCCGTACTTGATCATTACAGAGGACGGTCGCCGGGTGACCGCACCAATGCTTCGCCTACGGTTCGACGATGCGCGCAATGTTGCAGTCGCGAAAGCTCTAGAGGACGAAGATGCACAACTCGCTTCAAGCATACGAAAGTTCCAATTCAGGGATATCCGGCCGAAGGCAGCAAGCGAGATTGACGATCTTGGGCATGCCAGCAGACTGCTCGGACATACCGATAAGCGCATAACAGAGACGGTTTATCGACGCGTCGGTGAGATCGTGAAACCCACACGATGAGCCCAACATAATCGACTCAGTGCCGGCAAATGGACAGCCTTGCCGATGCTGCTTTCGAATCTAGAAGGCAGCAGGGCTTGCAGTAATCTTTTTAGTGCTTCCCTCCGGACGAAATCGCGTTTTCCGCAACCACGTCTAAGCTAGCTAGACAAGGAAAGGTGTGATGCTCGTCCGAGTACGCTGACGCCTAACTCCTCCATTAAGCAGGCGCTAGGGAGTCAAGCGGCGTGCAAGAAGCTATCTCACTGTTGAACCCGAGTCGCTTGTGGACTCGCTCTGAAGTGCTCACCCGCCCTTGCCCAGTGCCAAGGGAGCCTGGTGTCTATGCCTGGTATTTCCGTTGCATTCCGTCTGGAGTTCCGACGAGCGGGTGCCACACCTACCAGGACCTCACGCTCCTCTACACCGGCATTTCTCCTCGCCATCCTCCTGCCAACGGAAAGCCCCCGTCCAAGCAAAGCCTGCTTCATCGCGTTCGATACCACTTCCGCGGCAACGCGGAGGGCTCCACGCTCCGACTCACTCTTGGCTGCCTTCTTGCGGAAGAACTCGGAATCGAGTTGCGCCGCGTTGGGAGCGGATTCCGAATGACATTCAGTTCGGGTGAGATGAAGCTGTCGGAGTGGCTTGAAGAAAACGCCTTCGTCGCCTGGTGCCCGCACACAGCGCCCTGGGTGTTGGAGGAACACATGATTTCCACATTTTCGCTTCCGCTCAACCTTGATCAGAATAGGCGGCATGCATTCCATCAGACGCTCTCGGAACTCCGGCGGATCGCCAAGGCCAAGGCGCAGGAACTGCCGATTGCCCACTAACAGGTCAATCGACACGGACGTCCTATCGGCTGGCTTCGCCAACCTACTGGCCGCCGGTCATTTCAACGTTAGTCAGCGCTGCTTTACCGTGGTGCTTTAGCATTGCTGCACGAAGACAAGGAGCTAGTCGTGGGAAGAATATTTGCTTTCGTCGATGAGTCGGGTAACCACGATTTGGATACGTCGAAATCTGGCAGCTCCAATTTCTTCGTAGTCTGCTCGGTCATTGTTGCAGAGAAGGATCTCCCACAGGCTTACGAGCTCGCCGAAACTGTGAGGGTGCGTAACTTCCAGACTGGCGAGATCAAATCCAGCAACTTAAAAGCCAAGGACTCAGAGCGCCGCAAGCGAATCCTGCTGGAGCTGGCTGAGCTGCCCCTGAGGCTCTATGTCACGGTCGTAGACAAAGCTCGGGTGCATCGCGATGGAGGCCTACGATTCAAGCAATCCTTCATCAAGTATTTGAACAGCCTATTGTATGAGCGCCTATTCAACCTATGCGACCACCTGCAGATGACGGTCGATGAGCATGGGAGGGCCGAGTTTCAGGCCAGCCTTAAGGACTATGTCGAAGCGCGCTATGTAGATGACCTTTTTGGTGAAGAAGCATTTCAAACGCGAAGCAGCAAGGATGACGTACTGATCCAGGTTGCTGATTTTTTTGCCGGATCTATTGCTCAGATCTACGAAGGGAAAGCGTCTGCAGAGATTGAGGGAGCATACAAAACAATTCTGCGGAACGTCATGCTTGGCATTCTAGAGTGGCCACCTAAGTATCAATCGCTTGTTCTGCCTCCAATGGACGCGTCCGCCTATGCAGACCATCGAGTGCATCAGGCGGCGATCAAACAAGCAGATCGATTTGCCGAGAAGATCGGCCCTCACCCAGACGAGGATCAGCGGCTTCAACTTTGCATCTTGGATTACCTGCGTTTTCGAAGCGACTTCGTAAGCGACGAGTATGTTTCCACCGCCGAAATCGCTAACCACCTTGCTGATCGGGGATTCAGCGGTCTCAGCGATCAGAAGATCAGGTCTAGCGGAGTGGCGAAACTACGAGATTCCGAAGTCATTATTGCCAGCGCTCCGAAGGGCTACAAATTCCCCAAATCGCGTGCTGACATCAATGATTTTTTGGAACTTGCAGCCAGCCAAGTCGTGCCACTTCTAGATCGCGTCAAGAAAGCTAGGGATGTTTACCTGCTCAGTAGCATAGGTGAGTACGATATTTTGGAGCGAGAGAGCTTCTTTCAACTCAGGAAGCTGCTGTCCTCGCTTGAGGTTTTGCAGGACTAA